TATGCTATTTGATATGCTATTTGATATGGGAGATACGGGGACAATTGGTTTACCTATAATACTTTTACTTAATCTATATAAATGATCATGTATATATAAAGCACCTATAGTAGTTAATGCCAAAATCAATGAAGCTAATGTAAATGCTTTGAAATATGTATCTGCTTTAAATCCTTTTATAATACCTTGAATTTTTATTGTATTTGAACTCATATATATATACATATAAAAATAAAAAATTTGATTTTTATTTTATTTAAAAATTAATCAAATAATATAAAATCAAATGGAAGCACAATCTATTGTAGTCCCAGATGATTTATACTGCCCAATATCAGGTGATTTAATGGTTAATCCAGTTAGTGAACCAGATCATAAAGGTGGTCATACATATGAAAAAGATCATATTGAAAGATGGTTACAAACAAAATCAACATCTCCAATGACACAAGGTCCATTAACCGTAGATGAATTATCATCAAATGAATTTGCTAGGAGAACAATTGAATCAATTCGGGGTCTATTAAAAAGTGAACAATTAAAGATTAAATCTAAAATTGCAGAAGTAGAATGTAAAACATTTATTGATAAATTAGATGAAATTAATATTAATAATTATTATAATGATAATAATTTATTTATTAATATTAATACGCCTATTGTTGAAATAAGACCACCAGTAGATATTGTATTATGTTTAGATGTTTCAGGATCAATGGGAACAGAGGCAACAATGAAAGGTCAATCGGGTGAAACAATTAGTCATGGATTATCGGTATTATCATTAACAAAAGCAGCAGCTAAATCAGTATTACATAGTTTAGATAATGATGATAATATATCAATTGTAGTTTATGCTTCTGTAGCTGAAAAGATAGTAGAAAATATATCTTGTACCAATGAAAATAAAGCATTAATTGAAACACAAATTGATGAATTAAAACCAAAAGATACTACAAATATATGGGATGGTATTCATACATCATTTGAACTTTTAAGAACTACATCAGCACCATCAAAACAAAAATGTGTATTCTTGCTAACAGATGGATTACCGAATGTTGTTCCACCTCGAGGCCATGAAGCAATGATTCAAAGATATTTTCAACAAAATGATTTTAAATGTCCAGTAAATTGTTATGGATTTGGATATCAATTAGATTCAGAATTACTAACTAATATTACATCTATTACGGGTGGTGATGGGTTTTCATTTATACCGGATTCATCATTAATGGGTAATATATTTATTCATGGTATTAGTAATTTCTTAACAACTATAGGAAATAATTGTTTACTAACAGTAAATTTAAAAAAGGGTATATTATTTGAAGATGGAACTACTACAAAAATGATTGAAATTAATAGTTTAAAATATGGACAAAGTAAAAATATTAAATTAAATTTAAATACAATGTCAGAAGAATTATTAAGTGATTTTGCAGAAGTTTCATTATCTGTTAATGGAAAAACATATATAAATAATACAACAGATGAAATTGATATAAATTATATTAATTCACAAATTTTTAGATATAAATTTATTAATACAGTATCAGATTGTATTAATTTACAAAAAAATGGAAATAAACTTGAAGTTAGAAGATTAATAGAAGAATTATGTGTAGAATGTAAAAGTGATTTAAGTGTTCTAGCTAATAAATTTATTCAAGATTTATTAATGGATTTAGAAGGACAAGTAAAAGAAGCATTAAATTTCACAGATGATGGAATTAGAAAAGATTATTATAGTAAATGGGGTAGGCATTATTTATATTCTTTAGTAGATGCTTATAAAAGTGAATTATGTAATAATTTCAAAGATAAAGGTATTCAAAATTTCACAGGTGAGTTATTTGAAACTATTAGAGATAAAGTAGATTCAATTTATAATGATTTACCAGCACCAAAACCAGATATAGTTCATCGTAGTCAGGGATATAGAGGTGGTGGTGGTGGAAGAGTTTCTGCAACGAGATCATTACCCCCTCCGATGACAATGCAAACATATAATACAAGTAGTAATCCATGTTGTGCTCATGGAAGTAAAATTAAATTATCTGATAATAGTTATAAAAATGTTGAGGATATCGTAAAAGGAGAAAAAGTAAAAACAATTGATAATAATGGTAAAATTAATATTAGTGAAATAGAATGTATAGTTAAATCAAAATGTGATAATAATTTAGAATTATTAGTAGAAATTGATAATTTAAAAATTACACCATACCATCCAATTAAATATAATAACGAATGGAGATTTCCAACAAGTATTGGATTTAGTAGTATAATAGAGTGTCCATATGTATATTCATTTGTAATTAAAAATAGAAATTCTGTATTTATAGATAATATAGAATTTGCAACACTTGGACATTTTTATAAAGGTTTAGTAATTGAACATGGTTATTTCGGTACAAATAAAGTGATAGATGATTTAAAAAATTATAAAACATACAACAATGGTTATGTATTACTAAATAAAAATATGATTCATAGAGATAATAATACAGGATTAATTAATAATATTAGTAATAATTTTATAGAAGCCAATTTATAATTTAAAATTTGATAATTATTTATATTTTTTTTTTAAATAATTTAATAATTTAAATGTCACAATTAGCAAAAATAGATTTTGATATATATATTCCAATATTTGATGGTAATATTGGAGAATATGTAGATAAATCACCATATAAACCATATGAAAGAAATAGAATTAGATATGAATGTAGATGTTGTGCTGGCAAATCATTTATAACAAATGCACAATTTAAATCTCATATTAAATCACAGACACATCAGGAATTTATTAATAATTATTCTAAATATTATAAGGAAGTAGATAAAGCAGCAGAAACAATTAAAAATCAATTAATAGAAATAGAATTATTAAAAAGAAAAAACAGAAAAATAAATAAACAATATATTACTTTAAAATCAAAAGATATTGATAATGATAAATTAAAAGAATTAAATAATAAATTATTAGAAAAAGAAAATAAAATATTAGAACTTCAAAAATATATAGAAAGTTTAGATAATTTTGATAGTGATGAAGATTTTAGTGATTGTATTAGTTAATATTATATTATTATATTATTATTATTATTATATTAAAAATTAATGTATTATATTTTTTTAATGATAATAATAATAATAATTATTAGAGTTATATATAAATGGAAATCTAGAATTACTAATATTAAATCCAAACCAAATATAATTAATTTAGGATTAAGTAGAACTGGTACTTCTTCAATGTCAGAAGCATTATCAATATTAGGTAATGAAACTTGGCATTTTACAACAAAATCAATAACAGAAATGAATAAATTGGGTTATAATTCTATAGGTGATTTACCTAATTATAGAAGAATATTTTCTAATGTAGATATCGATAAAAATACTAAATATATATTAACTACACGAGAATCTAAAAAATGGAAACAATCATTTAAAAAATGGATATATGATATATGGAATATTAGTATAGATAATCCATACAAACAAAAAATAATAAATAATGAATATAAAATTGGTGATAATTTTTTTAAAAAAAGTCCAATCAATTATATTAATAATATAGTTCATGATATAAGACATGAATATCCTGAAATATATACAAATAAATTAGATGATATAATAACAAATCATGAAAAAAAAATAATAGAAATATTTGAAAAAGAAAATAATTTAAATAATTTATTAATTATAGATATTACAGATAAATCACTAAATTCAGAAGATAAATGGAATAAAATATGTAAATTTTTAAATATAAAAGATATACCTAATGTAGAGTTTCCAAATAAAACATATGATAGTATATATTTAAATCAATTATTAAATATATTATAATCTTTTCTTTAATAATTTTTGTGTTTCTTGTAATGTTTCTACAATTTTTTTTTGTTCTTCAGCAGCTTTTAACATATTATCTAAACGCTGCATTTCTGTTTTTAATTGCCATTTCGTAAAATGAACCATATTATCTATAGCTCTATTAGATTCACATAATAATGGATTTATATTTTTCATTGAAAATTCATCATCAGATGAATCGCTAGAATCTGATCCTGACATTTTATAATAATAATAATAATAATATTAAAATATTAATCTTTTAATAATTTGATTTTTTATATTAAGTTTATTTAAAAATATTTAAGATGACAACTTGTTCTATTTGTTTAGAACAAATATCAAAGGAAAAAACAACACTTAAATGTAATCATATATTTTGTAAAGAATGTTTAAAAGATTATATAGAATACACTATTAAATGTGAAAATAAAAATAAAATTGAATGTCCAAACTGTAGAGAACAAATTATAGATACTGATAATAATGAAATAAATGAATTAATTAATAATTTATCAGAAAAAGAACTTATAATATATAATTCTCCATTAAATACATATTTTGATTTATTAGTAAATATGAATAATTTAATAGAAAATATATTTAATAATATAGATTATCGGATTAATGATCGTATTGATACACAATTATCATTAAATAGACGAGAATATTACAATTCATATCACAATTCATATCACAATTCATATCACAATTCATATCACAATTCATATCACAATTCATATCGCAATACATATCGCAATATATATTCAATTGTAATTAATATTGAAGAATATAATATTGATTTTAGAAGAAATGGTGCTAATATTAAATGTAATAAAAAGAAAAAGAATAATAGAAAAAATAATAATCAATATTATAAAAATGTTAAATTTCCAAAATTAAAATTTAATAAAAAAGATTTTAATAAAATTAAGATTAAAAATAATAAAAACTATAAATGTATTCGTTAAATTAATATATAATATAATATATTATGAAAACATGTTATTATTATCAAACATTTATTGGTTTAGATGATATTTTGAATAATCCAATAAATACAGATGTAATAATTGTTTCATCACTTCATTTTGATACAGTAAATAAAGAAATTGATATTTTTTTAAATGATAATAAACCAAATGATAAATTATTTGATAATATGTGGAAACAAACAAAACAAGCACATGATAAAGGTATAACTATAATGATGATGCTTGGTGGAGCAGGTGGAGCTTATCAACAATTTTTTTTAGATATAAATAAAACTTATCCTAAATTATTAAATTTAATTAAAAGTAAACCGTGGATAAAAGGATTAGATTTAGATATAGAAGAAATGGTTACAATCGATAATATAAAATTATTAATAAATAAATTATATGATGATTTAGGTAATGATTTTATTATAACAATGGCACCAGTTTGTGAATCATTAATGAATGATGGACCAGGAATGGGTAATTTTTCATATAAAAATTTATATAATTCACCTGAAGGAAAAAAAATTCATTGGTTTAATACTCAATCATATGATGGTAGTTTTAATAAATCTACAATAGACATGATTGTTAAAAATAAATATCCAGTTGAAAAAATAGTAATGGGTATGATGTCTGGTGATTTTAATAAAAATTCATTTCCAAATGCTATCAATGAAGTTAAAGAAATATTAATAGAATATCCTAATTTTGGAGGTGTATTTGATTGGGAATATTTAGATGCACCACCAGATAAAGGTAATCCTCAAAATTGGGCAATGTATTTTAAAGAAATAAAATTAGTTGATAATAGTATGTGTATTATTTTTTAAATATCTTTTAAAAATTTGAATATATTTATAAATTATTAAATATAAAATTTAATAATGGTTAAATATTTCGATTCAGATTCAGAATTAAGTGATGAATATGATGAAGGATATGGATCACCCGATGATGATCCTCCAACATCTGAAGAAATTAATATACGTGAATGTAAACAATTATATCAAAAAATATTTTGGTATATTATAATAATATGTTGTATATATCCGTTAATTGTTACAAAGTTGGAAAATCGTTATCTGAATTTAAATTAAATGTTTGTTCATCTTTAATATATGTTTCACCTGATTCAATTTGAGGTGGTTTATATACACCATTGTTTGTTGATTTTATTTTTTTAACAAATTTTTTTTTAATATCAGGATCATATTCAGGAATTTCTATTAAAGATATCTCAATTTCTTTACCGGCTATATTCCATCTATCTAATGTATAATTATCAAATGTTCTGGGTAATTTTCCTTTTTCTAAATTAAATTTACCTAAACCTCTTATTGGTGTTTCAATTAATATATTTAAATCAATATATTTTACATTTAAATTTAGTTCTTTTATTATTTTTTTTTTAATATCTAATATTTTATCTGAATCCAAAAATTCAATGTTAATTGTTTTATCATTATTAATAATTTTAAATACTGTCATTTTATTTATTAATTATTATTATATTTTTAAATATTATCTTTACCATATATTTCATTTGCTTGTTGAGTAACTCTCATAAATGTAGTTCTTTTATTTAGTTCATTTAAAGAAGAAGCACCAACATATGTACATGTGGATCTAATACCACCCAATAAATCATTTATTGTATTAATAACATCACCCTTATAAGGAACTAATACAGCTTTTCCTTCACTTGCCCTATAATTTGCCACACCTCCTGCATATTTATTCATTGCAGTTGAACTAGACATACCATAAAATTCTTTATACTTCTTATTGTCTTTTTCAAGTAAACTTCCTGCACTTTCAGTATGACCTGAAAACATACCACCACTCATTACAAAACTAGCACCTGCACCAAATGCTTTAGAATAATCACCAGGACAAGTACAACCACCGTCTGATACAATATGCCCATCTAATCCTCTAGCAGCATCTGCACATTCAATGATGGCAGAAATTTGAGGCATTCCAACACCTGTTTTAATTCTTGTTGTACATACTGATCCTGAACCAATTCCAACACGAATTATATCAGCTCCTTTTATTAATAATTCTTCTGTCATTTCCCTTGTTACAACAGTACCAGCAATAATAATTTTGTCTGGATATTTTAGTCTAGTGCTTTCGACAATATCAACAAATTTATCTGTATAACCATTAGCAACATCGAGTGATATAAATTTAATGGGTATTTCTTTCATAATTTGATCTAGTTTTTCTAAATCTTTTTCTCCTATACCAGAAGTAGCAGAAATATAATTGAATATATAATTATTTGATAATCCCATATTTGTTGTTTTAATATAAAAATCTCTCCATTCATCAAGTGTATAATGTTTATGAATACATGTAAACATTTTTTCTTTTGATAAACTAAATGCCATCTCAAATGTACCAGTTGTATCCATATTTGATACCATTATTGGTATCCCAGACCAAGTATAATCTTTATTATGTTTAAATTTAATATTTCTTATTAAATCTACTTGTGATCTACTTGTAAGTTTAGATCTTTTCGGACGTATTAAAACATCTTTAAAATCTAATTTAATTTCATTATCAATTAACATTTTATATTAATTTATAATTTAACTTTATGTATTATCATCATCTCTGCTTTTTAAATATAAATAAGAAATACTAACAAATGATGTAAATAATGCAAATATTGACATATTCATTAATATGTATACATATTTAGATACAGTAATACCATTATTTAAATTTATTCTATTATTATTATTATTATTATCATTTCTATTATTAATAGTGTGGTATATTATATTATAATTATCTCCTCTATATTTGTAATTATTTATTACAGATATACATAAGGGACAAGTTTTTTTATTTTTATTTAACCAATTATCTAAACATTCTTTACAAAAATTATGATTACAATTAGTTAAACAAGTGTTATTTATAGAAATATTTTCAGTTAAACAAATAGAGCATTCAATTACATTATTCATATATATATATATTTTATGATATATATTTATATATTAAATTATTTATTTAATTCTGGTTCTGGTTCTTGAACTATATCCATAGTATTACTTAAATAATCTTCCCAACTTTGTTTAGTTCCTCCATCGTATTTAAAAGCATAATTATTATTAATTAACCATTCATTAATACTAATTTCATGATAATTATCTTGTATAAATATTTCTATTAATAATCTACCATATTTATCAAAATCTTGACATTTTACTTTTACAACTTTATTTAAAATTTTATTTCTTAAAATATCTCTTACTTTATAACCATATTCTTTTTCTTTTATATTTTTTGTTCTTATTTCAGGTGTATCTATTTTAATTAATCTACAATTCCATTTATATAATGTATCGTGAAATGGAAAAACAACTCTAACTGTATCACCATCATATACAGATACTACTTTTGCTGTATATGTTTGTCCATTAAAAGTCATTTCTTCAATATTATCTGTAATATTATTCCAATTAATATCCATATTATATTATAAATATTTATATTATTTTTAAATATATTATATTATATAATATAATATGGATACTCGTCGTAATTTATCATTTCGCAAAGGTAGAATAAATTCATTACCAAGTCCAAGTGAATATGTTGATAGAGATACAGATTTTAATGATTTATATTCAATTGGTCCAAAACAAGGTAGAAAAAATATGTTTAAAACACCTGAAGGATATTATAATAAAACTAGAAATGAAATATCACCTGATAGTATTGAAAGGAGAATAGTAGAAGGTAAAAAACAAATGTTTAATCCTAAAACAAATAAATGGATTGGAGATAATACTCAAAATAGAAATCGAATAAAAACATATAAAAAAACCCAAAGGCCAAAATTAAGTTTAGTTCAAGCATCTCCAGGACAATTAGATGAAGAGGATATTGAATATTTTGTAGATGATTATGAAAATTTACCTGAATATTATGATGCAGATATATTAATTGATCCACGTATTCCAGAAGGAACATTAAATAGTGAATATTGTAAAGATAAGTATAATAGTAATTTACCAGTAGATTTAAATAAAGTAAAATATGATTTTACAGAAGAACCACGTTTTGATAATTCTTTAATATTTTTAGGTAATAAAAAAAATAAACCATTAATGAGTATAAATATTATTCCAGGATTATTGGAATATGAAAATAAAAAACTAAATGTAATTGAATATATTAGTAGAGGTAGTTTTGGAACAGTATTAAAATATTCAGAAGAAACTCCATTAATGGATGGATGGAGAAAAAATGGTCATAATAAATTTGGAACACATTATATAAATATAAATACTGGAGAAGAAACTAATATTATTCCTAGACAACCAGATATACCATTTTATGAAATAGCAATTAAAACATATTCAGATCAAGATGATGATGAAATAAAATTAATAAATAATTTAAATAATGATGGAAATTCTGAAACTTTTTCTGGGATGTGTAATACAATAAATACGAAAATATTAATTAATAATTCAGGTGAAAAATTTGCAATAATGGACTTAATGGATGGTACATTATCAGATTTAATTAAAGATACATTAACTATAAAACAAGCAATGGAAATTACATTAGATATAACAAAAAGTTTTAAATGTTTATTTAATAAAGGATATTCATATACTGATTTAAAATCTGCTAATGTATTATATAAATGTTATAAAGATAATGATGATAATGGTCATATTAAAATTGTTCTAGGTGATATTGGTTCTCTTTGTAAAAATACAATAGAACAAGAACCAATATGGGTATCTGATTTTTATATTGCTTCTACACCGGTAAGTGGTGGAGTAGCAACATATCCACCACCAGAATCAATAGAAAATCCGGGAGATACTCCATGTACAGAAAAAACAATGTCTTGGGATATAGGAGTAATATTATTAGAATTATTAGGATATGATACTCTTGGCGAATTTTATTGGAATTCACGATTAATAAATGAATGTACGAGCAATTATTCAAATTCATCTGAAGTATTCTTAGACTATATTAGAACCTCAGTATTACCAGAAATAAATATTAATTATGATTTAGATTCTATAATATTATATGGAATGCCAAATATTGGTAATATTACATTATATGATTTACTTAAAAATATATTAGAAGTTAAAGAAAGAAGGATAAATTTACAACAAATAATAAATGGATTAAGTAATAAACCATATTAAAATAATTTGAAACATATATATATATATATTTAATATTATAAATGTTATATAATTACATATTATATCCATTAATGAACTATATATCACAAATAAGTAATTTAAAAAATTATAAAAAAAATTATAAACCAAAGTGGATTAATGATATAATTTTTAAAAATTGTATTGATAATAATATTATGTTTGATATTACATCAAAAGAATGTGGATATGGTTCATATTCTAGAGTATTTAAAGTATTATTTAATAATAAAGATGTGTCATTAAAAATATTAAATAATAAAAATAATAGAAAACAAATTGATAATGAAATTGATACTTTAATTAATTTATCTCATAAAAATATTATTAATTATATACATCATTTTGAATATAATAAAACAATATATATATTAACAGAATATGCAGATTGTGGTGAATTATTTTATTTGATTAATGATAATTTAAATGAATCTGAATGTAAATATTATATTACAGGTATAATTGATGGATTAAAATATATGCATGATAATAAATTTATTCATAGAGATATTAAATTAGAAAATATTTTAGTTAAAAATGAAAAAGATATTGAAAGTGGTTTATTATATAAAGTTCCAAAATTATGTGATTTTGGATTTAGTATTAAGCAAGAAAATGATAAAATAACTGGTGTATTAGGAACATCTCAATATATAGCACCAGAAATTCTTATAAATAAATCATATGATGGTTTTAAATCAGATATATTTTCTCTTGGATGTTTATTATATATTATGAAATATGGTTCATATCCATTTATACATAGACCCGATTTTGTAAGCAATATATTACCAATAAATTTAGAAATATATAAAATACCTGTTCCCGAGTATCCACCATCTATAACTATATCCAAACAATTAAAAAATTTAATAGATAATATGATTATAATTGATCCATTAAAAAGATATAGTTTAGAAAATGTAATAGACCATAAATGGTTTGTATAAATTATTTAAATATTAAAATAATAATTTAATTAATATGGATCTGGTAAAAATAGATGAATTATTATTAGAAAATAAAAAATTAAAACAAGAAATAATTTTTTTTAATAAAATATTTGTATTTTATGATTCAATGATTTATAATATGATGATTAAATATAAAAATGGTGAAAAAGTTTGGATTGATAAACAAAAAATAACAAAACAACAATTATTAGAGTTAGATCAAGATGAAGATATAAAAAAATTAATTGAATCGTGTGATACAAAATATAATGATAATGATTGGTAAATAATATATGTTATTATAATATTATATATTATATATTATATGAGCAAAGAATTATTAGTTGTATTTGATATAGATGAAACATTAATACATTTTGTAAGTCATACATATACAGATTTATATTTTGATTTACCTGAAGAAATTAGAGAACAATTTGATATAGTAAGAGATGGAGATAATATTATATTATTAAGACCTTATTTACAAGAATTATTTGATTTTTATAAAAGTAATCCAAATATTAAAGTAGGATTGTGGACTTATTCAGAACAAGAATATGCTTATAATATTAGAGATATATTATCAGATAGATTAGGATTAGGAGAAGATTTTTTCTTATTTGCGTATGGTGCAGAAGATATGTTAAATGAAGATGGAGATGAAGATGATTATCCAAAAAATTTAGAAAAAGTATATAGAGATTATCCATCATTTAATGTATTTAATACGTTTATTGTTGATGATGCTCCCGGTAATATTAAACATGAAATTAATAAACAAAATTGTTTATTAATTCAACCGTTTGCTCCATTTAGTGTTGATAAAGTTAGAAGAGATTTGGGAGAAGATGGAATAGACATAGCATTAAATGATAAAATATTGGAAGATGTACATAATATATCACAAATAGTTTTAGATGATATTAGTGGATGTTCAATTGAAGATATAAAAGATTGTTTTACAGATCAACCTGTATTTAGTAAAAAAAGAGTTGATAGAATGGGTTTAGGTAAACTATTAAAAAAATATACCAATCCACCAATATACGAATTATTAACAATAGGTAATCCAAAACAATCTAAAAAATTTGTTATGATTGCCGGTAAGAAGAAAAAAAAGAAAAGTATGAAAAAAAAGAAAAGAATGA